TTTCTAACAAACTAGACTATATTGCACAGCGTTTAGGTCTTGGTAAAAAGACAGCACATGAAGGTCATGAGCTATGGCTTAAAGTTATGAATAACGATAAGTCAGCATGGAAACGCATGGAAGAATACAATAGAAATGATGTTGTATTATTAGAGAAAGTATATGATAAGTTTAAAGGTTGGATAAGTAACCATCCTAATCACAATCACTTCTCAGAAGAAAGAGTATGTCCAAGTTGTGCAAGTCATAAAGTTCAACAACGTGGTTATTCAGTATTAACTGCTGGCAAGTATCCAAGATTCCAATGTCAGCAATGCGGTAGCTGGTTTAGAGGTAACAAAAAATTAACATCAGACAAATCAGAAAAATTCGTCAAAATATAGGATTGATTATGCAAAGGTCAGAAGTAGAAACTATCTGCAATCATATGTTAGGTAAAATGATTGTATCTTGTGAAGCACTACATGGCGATAGTACTATTGTCATCCAATTAGATGATGACTCTATTATAGAGATTAGCGGTGAGGAGTTATCCTTGTATGGAGAGCTTACACCGCTAGATGATTAAACGCAGATTACAGTACCATTAGGATGCACTTGGCATACTGTAACAGAGCCATCAGGTGCTAATATCGTAGTAGTTTGACCCATAGCTTTTTCAGTTCCCCATATAGCTAATGCAACCATTGTAAGTCCAAATATCCAATATATTTTACTCATCATCAAACCTTCCTAAAATAGCCTCTACTTCAGGCGGATTTACAGCATCTTCATCACGAGTAGCTTCTAGTAGTTTATTCTTATACCAATCAGACTTCTCTAAATCTTGTTGTGGATTATCTTTAAATGGATAACGTAAGTCATATTTGAGCTTACATCCTTTTAGATACCCAATGTATTCTTCTTTAGTTAAGCGACTTTTAATCACATCTATTGCCTCAATACCACCTACCATGTAATGTGGAGGTCTATTCACCATATCTACCATAACTATCCCCTTATAAAAAATAAATCAATCACTTCGTAACACCCATAAGCAAACCACATCATACCACCAATTATTAAAATCCACACAATATAATCAATTATTTTTTCCAAAATTGCCATGATTCTTTTCCTTTAAATAATCCGTTACGTTCTCCATAAGGTGTTGGCTTTGGTAAAGTAATATATCCTTGTCTTTCAAGACTTGATAGTCTATGTCTATTTGTTACACAATCTTGAATAATATCCTTTATTGTACAACTAGGATGCGTATTTATATATGACTTGATAAAGTTAGCTTGTCTTTGCTCATCTAGTTTTGTGTACATTGTACTTCATTCCTTTTTTAGATGCGTTTACTTCAGCTCTATCAATATTAAAATACTTATTCCAGTTACTTTTACTTCCTTTTGGTAATGGTTTAGGTAGATTAATTAATCCTTGTTTAGCCAAGTTTCTAACCCTAAGATGATTACCAAATGAGTGTAATATGACATGGTTTCTTCCAGCATTAGGATGTTCTTCCATGTATTTATTTACTATTTCTATTACTTGTTCATCTGTTATTTTAGCCATTTTTAATCCCATGAGCTTGTTCTATGAGCCTAGCAAATCTAAATATTTTGTCAATTGTTAAAACAGCATTGCCATTTCCAAATGATTCTTTATACGCTTTAATTATTTCTTCTTGTGTAAGTGGTTTAGAGTCCACCATGAGCCTCCGCTAATCTTTTACTATCATATCTTGATAACCCTTTATATTCTTCTACAGGTTCACCAGGAAACAATGGTGTTATTTTAATATGATGCGTTGTATTTTTTAAATCGTTTAAATATGATAATTGGTTGGGATGAAACGACCATAAATAAGACTTCTTTAGGTCACCAGACTTAACATCATACTCCTCATAAAGCCATGCTACAGGTTCTTTTTTAGCCATTAGTAAAACACCATCCTTCCTATGTGGGTTTTCTTCCTTTTTCCAAACCATACCTTTTTAGGCGGTATTGAATCATCATGGAAGTATAAAGCATTTGCAACCGGATTTGCATATTTATTGTGAACAATCGTATCAATAACCAAAAGTTTAGTCTCCAGATACGCTTTTTCATTAACTGGACTGTGGGACTGATCTTGCACAGCAAACTGATTATTAGCATAAACAACAGCGCATACAGAATTACCCCACAAACCAGAATGTAACCTATTACGGATAACATTAATGACTCCAACTTTTTCCTCCAATGTTCTAGTATTAACTTCGTGATAAACAGCAGTTGCATAACACGCTACATCTAGTTCTAAATGGTGCATATCCATTATAGTCCTTTCATGATTTTCTTGTGTCTAGTAATCTCATACAAGCGTATAATTCTATTACAAATCTAAAAGAAAGGAGAACCGCTATGTGGACATCACCAGCAGCAACAGAAATGCGTTTTGGCTTTGAAGTTACTATGTACGTAATGAACAAGTAATTGTTATGCAATGAGGATGCTCCTAGAAAGGAACATCCTCATCTGCACCTTCAACAGCAGGTTTACTTCTAGCCTCACCCTTAGCTTCTGCTATTGCTACAGCACCAGCAATGAACTTACCATTAGGACCTTCTTTAACCCATCCTGATAAAGTAAATTCAATACCATCTACATTTAACTTACCTCTATAGTCTGGTCGTTTAGGATTATCACCTTTATCATTCTTGTTTAAGGTAAACGTGTTTGTTTTATCATACTCAGCCATATACTACTCCTTTATTGTAATTCTATTTGGAAAAAAAATATCGTTTATTATTTCTTCTAACTCTGATGGAAATTCACAAATAAAAAGTTCATCAGCCATAACGTCATGCACAACAAATCTGTCATCAATTTCTGTTATGGTTACAACATTTCTTCTGTTTTTACTTGTTAATAAATTTGGGTCTTCCATACTCTACTCCTTTAGTTTTAAAATTGTTTGATCTACTTCGTCTAAGAACTTAACCACTTCAGCTTCTAGTTCTGCAATATAATCATTATCCCTTTCAACCCTAGAAACAAAGAGTTGTAATTCTACAGGGAAATTAGGATTATAGCTAACAAAATCTACCCACTTAGCACCGGTGCAAGCTAATTGCCATTGCATCTGTGGTATATATTTACTAGGAACTGATTTACTCATAAGCGTATTAGTATGGGTTGTTTCTATAGGACACTTAATTTCTATAAGACCTGCATACTTACCTTCTTCTTCTGCATTTACTGCACCGTCAGGACTAGCACCACTATTCTTAATAACAGGATGGTCAAAGAAACCTACTTCAGTTACATCAACATCTTTATTTAGCATATAAAGAGACCTAGCAGCACTTTCTCTTTCAATCCCATCTAACATAGCCTGGTTTACAAAACTATCGCCTTTCTTACCTGTAAGACGTTCTGATACTAATTGAACAAGATAGTTTTGACGTGATGTAGATACACCTGTTTTAGTCTTGGCGATAACATCCGATATTCTGGATGCTGTCACCTTGCCTAATCTTTGCTGAAACCACTCATCTGTGCGTTGTTCTATCATAGAAAGTCCTTGCTAGATACAGCCTTTAAAGTTGGTTGTTCTGACTCTGGAATATCCTCACCGCTATAGATATATAAACCAATACCATGTAATGCAATAGCTTTAGCTAAACATCTTTGCATAGCTGTATTAACTGCCATAGCGTCAGGATTAGGAATAGCTTGGTTTCTAAAGTTAAGCACAGGTAATTGTGAAGTCATAGATTTACCAAACGCATGGACTGTACAAAATACCATAAGTGTTTCACCGAACTGTTTAGGTTCGCCATAAGTCCATGTTGCAGTTGGGTCTTGCTGTAGAAGAGTATCCACAGCCCAAGCCCATGATAAATATGACAGACCATTCTTTTTTTCAATATGATCTGATACATTAATCTTACGTAGTTCGTTATAGTTCATCTTTGCTCTCTCCTCTTGTTGATGTAATTGTGACATCACTTGGTCGTAATGTTGTTGTTGACTCATTTGCTCTCTCCCATTTATCGTTATCTAATTTAAGTTCATCATTCAATCGTTTAAGTATATCTGCTATATGCTCTAAACCATTCGCCATATTATATACCCCCAAAATACAAAAAGGAATAGCCATAGGTATTTATTCATATTGCACCTGCTAACTTACCCATAACCCATATACATAAGCCAACATAACACCAAAAAGCTATTGCAGTAATAATCATTGCTTTAATACTCATGTTTCTCTCCTGGTTAAATTACAATAGTTATCTTAATGACCTAAAATAACTTGTCAAGTATTTTATAGTAAATTACTAGAAATAAAATAGTTTGCAAATAGAAATACATTGTGGTAATGTTTTGCTCCATGGAGATATTGCGTTACATTATATTAGATGAATTTGATGGAAAACCTCTAAGAGCCTTTAGTAACAAGGCATCTGCACTATGGTTTCTTGAGAATAGGTCTAATTGCAAGCTCCATATTCTGCCTAGAACGCCTAAAGCAAAAGTCGTGCCAATGTCAGAATTATATGAAGAATGTTTATTTTAAGGAGAGTATATGAGAATTAAGAATTGGGATAAATATAACCACTACAAGCATAAATCAGATATGAAATGGTTTAAATGCTATGGTCGTGATTTACTTAATGACGCTGAT